CTTCCCATACCAACAGCTGCTGCTAAAGCTTCTTGTTCAATCCTATTCATAGCACCAAACTCGGCTGCTGTTCCTGCCTGTTTAGCTATTTCTTCTGCTACTGTTGCTAAGTCATTATTTAAAGCCGCTGTTCTTGCTTTTTCTAAATTAAGATCTTTTCCTAATAATAATTCGGCTTCTAATTCTTTTGTAATTGAATCTTCAAAGTCAAGTAAACTACCTGCTATATTATCAACTTTACCTAGCTCCATTCCTAAGGATTTAGCAACACTTACTGCTTTACCTATTTCATTAGCACTCATCCCTAAGGATATAGTAGTAGCTGCTGATACTTTGCTTATGTCTTTTAATACTTCTTTTTCATTTAATGCTACTCCTAATTTAGTTCCTTGTATTTTAGCTTGGGCTAAAATTTCACCTGTATTTGCTTTTAAATTTCCACCTGTAGCATTTGTAATGGCATTAACACCTTGTAATTGTTCATATGTTAATCCTGCAGTTTTATGTATTTTTTGGAAAAATATTAAATTTTCATCTATAGTTTTATTAGTAATACCTAACTCTGTATTTACAGCCATTAAAGCTTCACCTAAACCTGCTGCTGATATAGATAATTCGCCTGTAGCATTTGCTGCTTGGTTTAATTCTCCTCTTAATTCAAGGGCTTCTTGATAAGATATATTAAGACCTTTAGCTAATTCACCCGTTTGTTTATCTACAGATATCATAGCTTTACCAATTCCAAGTAAAGCTATTTCTAATAATCTTGTGGGAGTAAGAGCACCTAAGAAATTACCAGATAATATTTTAGATAATGTGCCAGATTTGTCTAGGTTGTCTGCGAGACCACCTACATTTTCTTTAAGGATTTGAGTAAAACTTTTAGCTTTTTGGGTTGCAACATTTCTTGCTTCTAAGGTTTTAAGTGATTTTTTTTCTGCTTCAAAAACATCTATTGCTTTCTCTTCTAATCTCTTTTTATCTTCGGGAGCAACACCTTCAAGACTACCAATTTTTTCTAAAACTAATAATCTTCTTGCCTCATTTTCTTCAAGTTTTTTTGTAATAGATTGTTGAACATTTACCCCATTGCTTATTTGGACTTGAAGTTTTACTTGATCTTCTAAACCTTGGGTGCTTTTTCTTATAGAACCTACTATATCACGTTCATAGGATTTAGCAATTTTTTTGCTAATATCATCCATACCGCTCATGGCATCAATCGAATCCTCTATTGCTGCTGTAATTGTAGCTCCTAAAGTCTTAAAGGCATTATCTAAAAAACCAACTTCTGTAATTTGGTCTTTAATTAGATCGTTACCTTTTTTTAATTCTTCGTTAGTAGTTGCCATTTAAGGGATAATGTTTTATTTATATGTTATAAATATTGTAAAAAAATTTATTTATAACCACTTTTACCTTTAAAACTATTATCACCTTTTAAAAAATCGGGTGTATTGACTCTACCATCTGTATCTATTACATTAGATTGACCCTTAGAATTTTGAGCATCTTTATGAGCTTTTGCTTCATTTTCGTAAAATTCATTTATTTGGTAGAAAGTATATTTCCTTAACCAAAGAGGCATATTATATACGGTTTGATGGTCATAACCACCTTTACCATGGAATACTATTTCGTGTATTTGTTTAAATACAGATAATCGGATTTTAGAGGCTGTCTCCGAGTTCAGGCCAAAAAAAGCTTAGGCCAATAGTGACCTGTACCTCCTTCCCGCTATCCAATACATAGGATAAATCTACATCCGGGGATGTAGTTTTAATGTGATCTCTAAAAGCTCTAGCATCTCTTGCTAAAAAACTTTGATCTACGAATTCTCTAACGGATTTTTTATCTGAATCCCCATTTATTGAAAGGATCATATATTTCATTCTTGTGGTTAATTCTGAACTATTGTTTTTGTTTAATTTTTTTAGTCCTGCAACTTCTCTACTAATTTTATCTTCATCTAACCCATTTAGTATTTTGTAAGTTATATTAATTTTAGAATATGGTAATGTAAAGCTAAATTCATTTTGACCATCTGTAATTAAAGAAGAATCAAATTCTTTATTTTCAATTTTACCTAAATCTATTGACTGTTCTTCTCCGGCAATTATAATTTTATAATCAGCACCATATCCTAAAATACGAGTAGCTATCATTACTGCATTTTTATCTCCTACTATTAAATCTTTATGGTTAATTCCTTCTGTTACTATTACAGAATCTATTAATTTATCAAGTACAGTTCCATTTTTAATGTATGCTTGGTTAGTAAGAATATCTTCTTCCTTAGCTGTCATATATTTTATTTCAACTTTACCACTACGTAATATGTGATCTTTGGGATATACTAACCCTTTAGAGGGTAAATCTACTTCTTCAGTAGGGAATTTAAATTCACTCATAATCTTTATTTTAATTAAAACGTTTGTTCGTTAATACATATGCAATATACAAAAAAGGTTGACCGAAGCCAACCTATTTTAAAAAATATGTTAATTTATTTTAGAAATTTAATACACAGTAATCTGGTTGTACTGTTAATTGTATTTCTTGTGCAGCATTTTCAGTATCCCAATTGAAATCTCCAAAGTTAGCTTCAGTAATTAAAGCTCCTTTAATAATCCATTCAGATACGATATCACCTACAGGTCCTAATACGTTCATAGTTAAATCTTTTTTATAGAAATCACTATATCCATCTCTACCTGTTACTGATTCATGATGTAATCTAACCCACTCCATACATGCTTGAGCACCACTAGGAGTAATTGGATCAAATAATGTCATCTGAATTGTATTCCATTTTGTTTTACCTTTTACATATCTTTCAACATTAATATGGTTTAAGGCTACCGTTCCTTGAGTTAGTGTTACAGCTCCAATTCCCTTAATTTGATAAGAAGGAATTCCATCTACATACATTATGAATCTATTCTTTTGTTTAGGTTCAAAAGCTGTGAAAAATATTTCGTTTGGGTCTAATACTGCCATTTTATTATTTTATTTATTTTATTATAAATATTCTGTTTTTTAGTTTTTATGCAGGGAAATCAACTCCTGTTGGTAATACATTGAAATCTAGGATAATGAATTCTGCTGTTTTAGTTGGTTGTAAATATATTGCTCCAACTAATTCGTTTCTATCAATAACATCTGGTGTATTGTTAGTTTCGTTCATTACAACTTTAAACGCGAATAAACCTTGTCTTTGTTGTACTGATTCTAAGTATGGGTTAACTTGTGTCAAGAAGTTATTTCTTGTACTAATTGTATTTTGCTCAAACACTAAGTTATCTGATACTTGTACTATAAATGATTTAACTGCTATTAGCAATCTTCTTACATTTACTCTATCTAATGCACTTGCTCTACGTTGTAATGTTTTTTGTCCAAATACTACTACTCCCGCTGCTGGGAAAGTTGCTATTGGATTTACATTTCCACTATATAAAGTGTCTCTTTGTCCTGATGTTAATCTTTGTTCTGCTCTTATAACATTTCCTAAAGCACCTCTAACTAAGCCCGCTGGTGCGAACCATGGCTCAGATGATGCGTCTGTAAATGAATATACGCCTGGAATAAACGCTGAAGCTGGAGACCAAGTGGTCATGCCGCTAGTTGGGTCTATTGCTTGTAACCACGGCCAATACGCAGCTGCGTAACTTGAATCAAATGCTGTAGCACTTGCTACTGTTTGTGATACTGTTTTACCATAGCATGATGGATCAACTACTGTGATACAATCTTGTCTATTTTCTGCTAAAGCAACTAATGAATTAACTTGAACTAATGAATTTGTAAATGTTGAGTCTCCAATTAATCCTGGAGCAACTATAACATTAAAATTATAATCATCTTTATTATTAAGTAATGATATTGATGCTGAATAATCTGTTGCCGTTAATCCCTGTATATTCGTGTCAATTATGTTGCTATTAAATTTAGCCGGCGACATTGCTACCTGAATATTTGCTCCAGTTGCTCCCGTGAATGATCCCGAAGATGCTACTGGTATAAATCTTGAATATAAAGTTCCTGCTGAACCACTACTTACTCCACCTGCATTATTAAAGAAATTTGGGGTAGGAGTTAATACTGATTTTACACTTATATATTTACTTCTGTTTAAATAATCACCTGTTGTTTTAACATAATAATCAGCTCCATCCTGTGCAATTTCGTGAGTAGTATTACCTATTACTCTTTCTATATAATTTGGTTGGAATGGATCTAATGATAAATCATTAAACGTTTCTAAAATTGATGGTGAATTTGAAGTATCATTACCTTGTCTTACTATTAAAGAGAAAGTACCTGATCCTGTATTAACACCAGCAATTTGCCATCTAACATTATCTGCAGTACCTAATGCTAATGTACCACTTGCAGCGTCTGTAGCTGCATAATTATTCATTATAGTTCCTTCAGAAATTGTTTGAATTTGGAATGATTGTGATGTTTCAAGATTCATGATTCCACTATTTCCAGATCCTGCAGTACTACCTGAAGTAAATGCTGGAGCGAAATCACCATGAGTAACTCTTGTTACTAATAATGAAGTTCCACCTTGTCTAAAGTAATTGTTAGCCGCTGTAGAAGTTAAGTAAGAATACTGTAGAGATGCACTTTCAACTGTTTGACCAAATATTGCTTGGTACTCACTGAATGAAGTAACTAATGTAGGTTTTTCTACAGGTCCTTTTACTGCTGGTCCTATAATCGCTGCTCCGAAATTTAATGGGTTTTGCTGGATAAATGATTGATCATTTTCTCTTGCCAATACGCCTGGAGATATTAATGTTTCTGCCATTGCTTTATATTATATATTAAAGTATTATTTTGTTATAAATATTAGAAATTTCCTCAAAAGTCTATTCTATCGGACTTATTTCACCATTTGTTAAATTTATATTCCCACTACCGTATTTTTCTTCTAACTCTTTAGCAGTAATGTCTTGTTCTTTTTGAAGTTTTTTAAAATTTTCAAATAACTCCTCTTTTTTTTCGCTTTGGACCATTTTATTTAATTCTATGGATCCTAAACTAAATATTATATCATTGTTTTTTGTTTGATAACTATTTAGTAATTGTAACTCTTTTTCTGATAACTTTTTAGACATAATGTATTTGTTT